GCTAATTGACCAGTTATGGCTCCAGTTACACCACCAACTAACTCTGGTGCTATGCCTGCAAGATCAGAAAAGTCGTACTTACTAAAACCTTCTTCATCAACAAGAATATTTCTATCTGTCTCTTGTCCAAACTTAGCTGCACCAGTAGGTGTAAGAGCTAATCTACCTCTATTATCTCTTAGAAAATCATCATCATTTAGATCAAATTTACGAAGTATTGCATCTTCTTCTTCATTTGTTTCTGCTACACTTAATGCAGAACGCAAAGCATTACTTCTTATACCAGTGCTAGAGTCGAACAATTGTTCGAGTTTATCAGCAGCATTTGGCTCTTGTTTTGATACTCTTCGACCAGCACCAGACTGTCTTATAATGTTATTAATCTGTATTGATTCTTCAAGAGTTGGTTTATCACCTGCTATGGTGATATTCACTTTGCCCTGTGGTGTATTTAAAACAACTTTACCCATTTATCTCTTCGTCAAATCTATGTTTATTGATCCATCACTACCAACTGTAGCACCATATACACCTTCTGTTCCAAAAGTTATAGCTTCATTTATAACTTTTAATGTATCATTGTAGCTTTCATCACTCATATGATTTTTTCTTTGTCCAAATTCATTAAAAATACCTTCTAATGTCCTTTGTGGTGCATCAAAAATAACACGAAGTTGTGCAAAATTCTCTAAATTTTCTTCTAAAGGTTTTAATGGACTTATCTTACCAAGTAATTCTTGTAGTCTTTTAATGTCACCTTCAGAAATACCATTACCAGTTTCTTTTGTTAAAAACTTTTTGTACTGCGAGATAAGTCTTCTTTGTAATATTTCTATTTGTTTTTCTTCGCTAATATTTAATTCACCTTTGTTTAATTTAAAGTCTTTTGCATAATTATCATTCCCAATACCTAAAGGTTTAAGTAATCTTTTACCTCTTTCTAAAATAATAGTAACAGCAGATGCGTCACCTTTATTAGCCAAAGCTCTTGTAAGATCTTCCATTTGATTAATGCTATCTTTAGCTTCCAATACATTTCTATAAGCATCAGCATGAGATTTAGCCTCAGATTGAGCATTTAAAAATACAATGTTATTGTTACCAGCTACGTAACCCTTGTTAATTTTAAGGTTAGGTTGATTCAACAATCTTGCTTCTGTGATTTTGCCTTTAGGATCAACGCCTTTATTAGCAAACTCAAGTCGTTTAATAAGCAAATCATTGCTAAGTTTCATTTGCTCAAGTGCCTGCTTATTAGCATAACCTCTAAATTCTTTAGCCACTGAAGCTAAAGCAGTTCTTTTTTCTTTAGCTTTAGCTAATTCTGCTGCACGATCTGCTTTCTGTTCTTGTAAGGCAAACTTACCAGCAGCTATTTGACCAGCTCTTGCCTCTTTTCTAGCTGCTTCAAATTTAGGTAATGCCTCTTGACCAGCACGACCAACTTCGCCAAGTATGTTGGACAAGTTAAAACCTTTACCAGCTCTGTTTTGCATCAGTGATAACCCTAATGCCATGAGTGCAGCTCTATTGTCAGGCTCTCCTGATATATCTATACCTGTTGCCTTTGCAAAGTCTTTTTTGTAATCATCTATAGTCTTAGTTGTTTTAGTTTCAGTGCCATCACCATACATATTTTCTATATCTTTCATAGCATCTGTAAATAATTGTGCTTGAGCAGCCTTCTTTTTTACTTCAGGATCAGTAACTGCTTTAAGCTCTTCTTCTGTATATGTATCTGTGTAATCAAGATCTTCATCAGGTGCTGATGCTGTAATTTGTTCACTCTCTGCACGTTTAATTGCATCTTGCTCTGCTTGAAACTCACCAGGTAAATCCTGTGTTGCATCTGCTACTTTTGTATCGGTTGTGACCGTGCCTGCAAACTCGTCAGCAGTCGACTTACTTTTAGATGCTTTATCAAGTATTGCTTTTTTTTGAGCAGCCTCTCTTTCTGCTAAAGTTTGTCCTATTATGGGATTAGGACCAAGAGCACCTCTTGGAACAGTTGTATCTACAGGTAACCCTAATTCTAATCCACCTGTGCCAGTTGCCATGCGTTGTGCTTGTTTTTGTCTTCCTAGCTCGGTAAATAATGGATCAGTTAATGCAGTTCCTGTGGTTGATACCAAAGCATCTATTGGAGTTTTTATTCCTTTGTAAACATTACCTAATGCTTGAGGTATATTTAAAAAACTCTCACCTAATATAGAAGCACCTTGACCAAGAAGAGTGTCAGCATCTTTACTACCTAGAGCACCAGTGTAATCTTTAAATCCAAGAACATTTAAAAACTCTTGATTTTGATCTGCTTGTCTATTTAGTTCTTTTAAAAATTGTGAACCTAAATTTCTTTGGGGGACTAATTGATCTACTAATCCTTGTGATAATGTCTGCTTTGGAGCCATATTTCTACCTTACTTAGAATTTGTACCACCAAAAGGTGCAATCTGTGACAATGTTGTATAAGCTCCAACACCTTGTAAAAATGGGTTTGCACTAGGCATTGTGGCTTGTTGGAATGTTGATGGCATTGAAGCACTAGGCATTCCTTGTAATAAATTTTGTCCGAGTTGCAATCTTGTAAATGGTTCTTGTGCTTGTGACAATAAGTTTGCTCGATTAGCGTCTAATTGTGCCTGTTGTTGTCCTTGTCTTAATGCACCAAGTTGAGATAGTTGTGAAACATCTGCTTGACCTAAAGCTTGTTGTAATCTGCCAATATCACTTGTTGTACCAGCTAGAGTTCCAAATGCTTGACCAAGACCACCTGATAATCGACCTGCATTTTGTGCTGCTTGCAAAGCAGTTGTAAAGCCTTGTGATAATAATCTTGATAGAGTATCACCCTTAACTTGTTGTAATCCTCTCTCTGTTTCAGCTCTTTGGACTCCCTCTCGTGATCCACCAAAGGCTCCTGATTGAATTGCTCGTGCATCTGCTCCAGCTCTTCTCATGTCAGCTTGCCTGTTAAGCTCTCTCATAGAGGCATCAATAACCTGCTGTTGAAAAGGATTTTGAAATTGTTCGATAGCATCTGGCTGTAAAAATTGCAATCCTGATGTAAGTGCTTGCTGTGCAGCTAAAGTTTGATCTCTAGCACCTTCTATAAATGGTCTGAATGACCCAGTTAGGTTTTCTCCTAACGTAATTGCCTTTTCTCTTAATGGATCCATACCAGCAATTTGAAAACCAGGAAGATTTAAAGGAGAATCAATTAACCCTGGAGATGTTTGATCTTCACCATCAAATATACCAAAAGCTGATTGCAATAATCTTTTTTGCAAGCCCTCTAAAAAAGGGGGTAATCTTTGTATATTTTCAACTGTTTGTGTTGACATTATGCCCTCTTCTCTAAGTTATCCATCATATTGTATGCTCTTTGTATGCCTTTACGTGAATTACCATCACCTAATCCTTTAACAGCATCTTTTGTCAAAACAAATTCACCAGCCATTAACATTGCAGGAACATCATCTTTTGTTCCTGATCCTTCAGATGGATCTATGCCACCAGTTCTTCTAGGAAAATCCATTATATTACCACCATCTGCAGCATATGTTATGCCACCTATTCTTCCACCAGGTCCTCCTGCACCAAATGGTCTTTTTTCAAATGCTGTTCGATCGTCAGTTGGCTCATCACTACCTGATAATAATTGAGCTAACAGACCTGCAGTTAAACCCTCACCCATTGGAGTATTTAACAGTCTTGCCAATAAATTATCGCCACCAACACCAGCAGACTTAAGCAACTCTGCACTAAATGTTCTTGGTTTAAAAGTCTCAGCAATTCCTTTGGTTGCTGCCTCTGTTGGAACTGAGCTCACTCCCATTTTCGCAGCAATTTCTGGGTTTCCAGCCATTGTTTTTGCTCCAGACTGAGCAATTGTTCGGTTTGCAGCTTGACCAGCAGCCTGTTCTGCACCACTAAAACTATCAAAAGCAGCACCACCAACACCTGCAATCAACGCATCTCTTAACGCATCTTTAGTTTTGCCACCCATTAATTTAGAAGTTAAAGCTCCAGTAACGGCTCTTTGAAAGAAAGGACTCATACCAGTAGTGCCAAGTGCAGCAGGTCCTAAAAACGCTCCAATAGCTATGGGTGCAACAGATTTTAATAACTTACCTAAACTCATGGCTCTATATTAACCTATATTTATTATTACGTCTATGTCTTAACTTTAATTGTTCCATTATCGTTAAATAATGATCCTGCTTCTAAACCCTCACTTGATGTTGGTAAATCAGTAAGTGTTATTTTTGTACCACGTAATTCACCAGGATTTTGCAATTGATTAACCAACTGACTTAAACTTCTTACCATCTCACTAAAATATTGTGGATCATACTCATCTGGTGGCAAGGAGAAATTTGGTGGTACAAGTTGTCTACTCATCTATCTCCATCCCTTCTTAAATCAACTCTATTTGTTCCAAGTCTCCAATTAACTTTTGGTGTAGTGCTTTCAACTCTTAATCCAAAAGATCTGCCTCTTAATCTTAAATGATTGATTTCTGTTGATGATGTTACAATATTTTCAGATGTTTTTACAAAACCACCATTAGGAGATCTTTGTGCTTTTAATGAAAACAAAGCTTTTTTATCGCTTTCATTTATATCATTATCACTATTATCAAAGCTAACGTCAGGTATCATTCTTCTCAAAAATACAAATTGATCACCATCTTGTATATCTATAGGACTTGATTGTATAAATGATGTAAAAGCAGTGCCATCATTATCATTACCCTTTTCATGGTTGTACAAAAGATTAGAGTCAGTGGCTATAGGATATTGATAAACTCCACGATCTAACCACGAACTTCTTTTTAAGTTACCTACATACCATATTTTTTGATCATAATTATACACTACATATTTATCATTTTCTCCATCACCACCATTTGATACTGAATTTGTGGTTGATGGATAAAACCAAAAGACCTCTCCAAAAGCTGAATTTACTCCTGCATAAACTTTACCTGCTTGATTTTCATTAAAATCTCCAAATACAAAATCTCTAACAGAACATGGAATCACTTGGACACGACCATCATATATATAAAAACGATCATAGCCCATCCACATAACAGCATCACCTACAGCAATTGCACTGTTAAATCCACGGACAGTTATCGCACTAGCTAATTGATTTATACCAAAAGTAAAAGGTGGTCCTATAAATTGCATACTATGTACAGAAGTATCTGTTAAAATAATTATTTCTCTTCTTGTTTTGACTGCTGTAATTATCTCTGATCCTGAACCTATTCTTAAACTACCTGCAGTATTTGTAGCAGATGGTGTCCAAAAAAAAGGATTTTCTTGAGAGCTAAATCTAACTAAAAGTCTATCTTGTTCCTGAGAACCTAAAGGACTAGCTCCAAAACAAATAACATGACGATCTCGTTCAGAGACTATTACTTTTCTTGATTTAAAAGGAGCTGCGTCAGATAATTCTAAAAATGACTTAGCCCGTGTGCTTGTGCCAAGAGTTTTGTCCCAGTAAAATAAAAAACCATCTCTCTGATTAAATATTAAATCCTCTCCAAAATTATCTTGAGACCATAAACGTAGTGATTCTCCAGTAATTGTGTCGTTGGATCTTTCTCCCCATCCTGTAAAATCATCAGTGGAATTTGTATTACCAGTGGCTAACTGTACAATACTTCCGTCAGCATGAGCAGATGCTGTTGTTCCCTCAGATCCTCTTGTAACTGTTAAATTATTTGAAGAGACATTTGTAACTGTTAATAATTCATTATCAATCAATATAACATCTGTTGCGACAATTCCAGAAGCAGTAGTGACAGTAAGCGTTGTATCAGAATTAGAAAATTCTGCACCCTCATTTATTGTTGTAGTTAAAGCAAAGCTATTTGTACCACCCCATTTTCCTGCACCCCAACCAGTACCAGGCACAACAGTGTTTATACCTATATTAAACTGATATTCGGCATCAGCAGAGCCAGCTCCTGTAAGAGCTGCATCAGCATTACCACTTAAAGTTATTACATAATTTGCACTATCAGTTACAGATGTTATAGAAAATTCATTGTCTAGTTTAGTATTTAGAGCACTGTTTCCAGTATTAGCGTTACTAAATGTAACGAAACTACCAGTTCCAGCTCCATGATTAGGATCATTAACAGTTACCGAAGCAGAAGATGTAGTTGTTGTAAATGTTATTGCCATTTTAAGAAATACCCACTGTAACTGTTGATTCATTTGTAACAGATATTGTTACATTACCTACTGCTGTATTCATTCCTATGTCTACTAGTGTTGTATTTGTAATAATTGTTGGAGTGCCAACTGCTGTTGTGCCAACTACTTTTAATTCATCTACTGGATTTTCTGACTCTACAGAAATTGTCTGTGCATTGTCTATTACAACTGTACCCACTGCACTAGTTCCTGCATTTCCAGTTACCAATGATTTTATAGTATCTCCATCAAAGTCAACAGTTGTCACACCATTTTCAACTTTTCTTCTTATTGGAGTTATGTCTTTTAAATCAAGGGATTCTTCAATATAAAATTTTATTTCTGTACCAATACCAAGGTACTTATCACCCTCTAAATTTGCCCATGCATGTAAAGATCTAGATGTCCCTAAAAAAGTGGTGACTGCATATTTTTCCCATCCACCAAGTTTTTCTGGATAACCAAAACGAAAACGAATAAGATCGCAATCATTCCAACCACCTTTATTGGAATAAGATGTTGTTTCTTTGTTAATACCAGGTCTAAATTTTAAAGATGTAATTGGCATAGTAAAATAATATTACAATTTAATGTGAAAAATGTCTATACCAACCCGTGGCTATATATTTAATATTACTAATAGGTGGATTACCTCTATGAGTGTGAGTAAAATAGGCTGGAAATAAAACCATAGATCCTATTTTCGGCTTAATTCTCATAGAATAATTTAAAAACTCAAGCTCTCCACCTTCTTCAACATCATTTAAAAAAATGCTCCAAGCTAAAAATCTTGTTTTGCTTTCGTATGGACCAGCGTTATTTTCACTATGCCAATTATGAAAGCCACCAGAAATAGGCGTTTCTTGAAATTTAAAGTTTTCAAAAAAAATATTACCATCTTCAAAAAATGAAGAACAATTGTTCGGAAAAATTTGTTTGTATAAATTTAAATATTCATCTAATGCTTTTGAAAAAACTTTAGAACAATCATCTGTGGTCATGGATTCTAAAGTTGACTGCCCATCCCATTGTTTGTCTACTCTTTGTGGTTGATTCGAAACTATAAAATTATTTTGTGAATTTAATTTTTCAATAATTTTTTCACAAATTTTTGGTTTTATAGCATTATCAATAGTAACGATAAAGTTTTTTACATCCACTATTTTATCCATTATTAAAGTCCTCCTCTACCAAAACATAAGATATGCGTCACCAACTCTTGAAAGAACATATTGTTTCATTCTTTTAAAAGCAAAATCTAAATCATTTAATAAAATTTCAATGTCCTCTGTGCCAGTATAAATTCTTAAATATTGACCAGACGGCACATAACTTGATTTTAATTTTCTAATTTTAGATACGTCTGTTGTTGCTAATAAACTATGATTCCCCCCCCACGAAGTGCCTATTTTAAATATCTTACAATTATTTACTAATTCATTTACAGCTTCTTTTGAAATATTATCTTTAAACTCCACAGCAAAAACACCAGAAGCACCTTTAAAATATTTTTTCCATACTTGATAATCTGGATGACTTTCTAAAGCAGGGTGAATGACTTGTTTTATTTCTTCTTTACTTTCTAAAAACTTTGCTATTTCAATACTATTATTAGATGATTTTTTTAATCTAATAGACAATGTATCTAAACCTCTTAGAACTAAATAAGCATCATCAGAACTAACACATATTCCACTGTTTCTGCACCATCTTTGTAGTTCTGATAAATATTTTTTGTTAGCTAAAGTCACACCCATCAATACATCCGAGTGACCTGAGGCGTATTTACTTATAGCTTCAATAACAATATCAGCACCAAAATCAAATGGATTTAAATATAAAGCAGTTGCCCAAGTATTATCTACAATGGATTTTAAATTACGTTTTTTACAAATTCGAAGTACATTTTTTACATCTGCTAATTCAAAGGTATATGCACCAGGACTTTCAACATAGATTGCTCTTGTATTTCTTTTTATTAAAGTTTCTAATTTTTTTAAATTTCTTGGATTATAAAAAGTAAACTCTATTTGTAGTCTAGGAAACTCTTGTTCAATGTATCTTCTTGCAGATTCTAGTACACAGTCTGGTATCAAAATATGATCTTTTGATTTTAAAATTGACATCAATGCTACTGTTATAGAAGTCATACCAGAAGGTGTTAAAACGCAACCATGTGCATTATAAAGATTAGACAAACGATTAATTAATAAATTAGTTGTTGGTGTACCCTCTCTTCCATATTTATTTTTAGTTCTAAAATCTTCCATGTTAGAACTTGTAATTGTAGTTGCTCTATGGATGGGTGGAGACAATGTACTCATGGAATTTGAACATCTACTTTAATATTACCTGAACATATTACACTATCTCGACCAAAAGATCTGTGTGGCAACCAACCTGGAAATAGTATTATATCTCCTTCTTGAACTGTTATTTCATGTTCTTTATTTTCTGCTATAAATAAAATTTTTCTAATATCATCACATTTTAAATACCAAACAAAACTATAATAACCAGGTGCAGATCGATGTGTATGTAATTCAAAATGTGTTTGTTCTGTAAACTCAGTCATCCACATATCCATCATATCCATGTTTTTCGGATATCTTACAATAGCGTCTCTTAAACTAGTGCAGTAATGAGTGCAATCAACAAACAAGTCTAACAACACATTTGAAATATATGGTTTAATGTATTTATCTTGTATTTCTATAATTTGATGTAAGTCCATTTTACTAAAAAACTTTGGCTCAACACAAGATCTTACTTTATTATTTACTACATATTCATTCTGTATGGGATATTTTTTTACATCATCAATAAAAGACTTGTTAATACTTCTTGTTATTTTACCAAGAGCTATTTTTGTAGGTGTCATTATTGAATATACGGAGTTCATAATGGATTACCTTCTTTATCAATAATACCATATTTTTTATGTGATTTACATTTAGGACATATATCACAAGTCCAATCACCTGAGTTACAACTTCTAACTAATTTTTTTAAATCCATTTCCAAAGAATCCCAAGATTCTTTTTTGTTTTTAAAACTATCTATGCCAGTGCCTTTGTAAATTGTAGCTGGAGTGCAATACTGAATATCTTGATTAGTGCCTCTATTTCCTACATCCAAAAAATATTGAAAGTTTTCGTGAGTGAAATATCCAGGATAAGTGCCTAAACCATAAAAATCATCAGGGTTGTATCTATCTTTTAAGATATCGTCAGAAAAAGTAAAATGCCCTATCCACATTTTTTTTATTCCATAAGTATTACAGAACTGAGAAGCAAAAAAAGCACCCCATTGATTATCAGAACCAAAATAACTGCGTTCATCATGCTCGTCTAAAGTTGTTAACACAGTGGCTTGTGAATACTCAAAGTCACCATATTTTTCTCTCACATATTTAAGAACATTATTCGCTGCAATGTTTTGTAATCTAATTCTTGGTTGTGCTCTTTTTGCCCAACCCATTTCAATATAAAGCACTCTTACTTTTTTCTTTTCTTGCAAAAAGTGTTTTAGTAATACTGTGCTATCTATACCCCCTGAGAAAAGAAGTAATTCTGTATCACTCATATAAACTAACCCTTTGGAAAATTTTCAGAAATAAGAGTGGGTCTTGAATATGCTCTGTCATTAATATACTCAAGTCTTGGTCCTGCTCCAAAGTAATTTATATTAATAGTTATTCTAAAAGGAACATTAGTTGGCGAGGAGCTTGAATGTGGTGTTGCTGCATTAAAAATCAACAATCTGTTTTCTATGGCTTCTATCTCTGTGCCATCTGCCATGTAAGTTGGAGCATCACACGCAGTCACATAAAACAAAGCTCCTTGATGAAACATTTCATAATCTATATGTGGTGCGTGTATATTATGAGCTCCTGTTCTAACATACAAGTTAGCTTTAATTCTCATCAAAGCATTAATATGTATTTTGGATGTCAAGTTTATAAATGGATTTATATCAACATCTTTTCTCCATTGATCTGTTGCATAGTCTTGGACATTAAATATAAGTTTAGCAAGATAAAAGTCTTCATTTGATGTATCGTATGCATTTATTTTTTGACTTACATTCCAACCCATTCCTGTAGTCATATAATCCTTCAACAAACCAAAATCTTGCAACGGAAGAAAATTGTCCCACACAGCATAATAACAGTCACCAAAAGTGCTAAACTCGCTACACTTTTTTGTAAATTCATTTTTATCCATATCTATTCCTTTTATCTAAATGATGGACCAAGAAACCAACTCACTAGACTATACCTGATACCTTTAGTGACTGGTTGGACTCCGTGATTTAAATAAGACGGAAAGAAAACAACTGTTCCTTGTTCTCTTGCATCTTCTTGTACAAAATTTTGTTTATCGTCTGGAAACTCTAACTGACCACCTTCATAATATTCAGGTGGTGTAAGTTGTGCAGACATCGATAGTTTTCTAACTGGTTGATTTGGTGGGTTTTCGTAAAAACCATCTATATGTGGTTTGTAAAAACCTTTATTTTTTTCATCATATTTAGTTAATTGAAATGTTTCTGGTTCTATTAAAGTAAATTGATAAAATTCTTTGTTAACTCTATCTACTAATTCAAGTATTGGTTTATATAGTTCAAAATATTTAAGGCTACCATTAAAAAAACAAATTTCACTATCTCTTATTTTTTTGTTTACCTCGCCATCTCCAATACTACCTTTGAAAACCATCTCATTTTTTTGTAGCTTAATTATGTTCTCACAAAATTCTGAAGATAGTGCTTTTTTTGCTACAATTATGTTTCTTTTCATTGTGTGACTGCCGTGTCATGGTATAAATCTGGTCTTTTGTCGTACTTATATTCTGGATAATATTGACCATCTTTTTCTATATAATGAAGAAAGACTTGACGATGCCAATCATATTTAAGTTCGTGTCTCCAATGCTCTTGAACACAACCATTATATATAACACCCTCACCAACATTTAACTTAAAAATTTCATCCTCTACATTTATCGACCATATATCTTCTTTGTGAGAGGCATCTATACAAAGAGTTACACTCACTTCACAACTGGGTCTATCTTTGTGAGGTGGACAATCTTGTGTTTTAAAATAAGTTCTCCAAAAAGAATAGGTTGGCACTAATTCTTTTCCATAAGATTCTTCTATTTTTGGTTTAATAAAATTTAGTAAATTTTCAAAAACTGGATCAGCGTACACACTTTTTGATCCAGCAAACATTTCATCTTTACTTGGTTGTATTTGATTTTCTACATGTGCCATATGCATAGACAAACATCTAGCATGGTCTTGTTCTAAAAGTTTTAATTTTTTATTGATCATCTTTTGCTACCTTATAGATAAATCTATAAGAAATAAAGATATAAGTCAAACATTATGACCAAGGAAAAGAAGCTACGAAATTACCATCAGAATCATTACTGCCTTTAGGAGAAGAGCCATTAACTTTTTCTTGAAAGTCAATATCAGCCTCTATCTCTGCTTTAATATTTGCTAGTATTGAAGAATCTATTCTGTTTTCAACCCATGTCTTAACATCTGCTTCTTTAACAGATCCATATGCAGTAAAGCTACTATCTATATTGTCTACATTCATGTCCAAATCAAAACCACCTTCAGCAGATATGCTACCAATTGTTTCACTAGTTCCTGTCAATGTTGCATCAACCCTAAGTATAGCATCAGTGTAAGTTTTTCCACTTTTTGTAATATTTTTTGTGTATAATTTATTTATTTTCCAAGCATATGTTGCCATTATTCCGTGCCTCCTGAAACTGTGCCATTATTTGTAAAAGTTACGTTTGAAAATCCTTCTATTGATTTACCTGCTGCTCCAACGGCTCCAGCAGAACCACCACTAGAACCTGATGTTGATGAACTGGTGCCAGTTGTTCCTGTAGATCCAGCAGAACCATCTGCTCCAAAATCTCCACCAGCACCTCCAGTAGCACCTGCACCACCATTTCCAGCAGAACCAGTTGATCCACTTGATCCACTTGATCCAGAATCACCACCTGGTTGATTGTTAAAACCTCTACCTAAACCACCAGCACCACCAGCACCACCATTATGTCCAGTTACTTGTGTTTGCTGTTGTTGTGATTGTGGGTATTGTCTGTAAATAGCGTATCTTATTGATTGTCCCCAACCTTGTAATTCCATAGAAACACCTATAGGACTTGATTGCTGTTGAGGACCTCGGTAATAAGTATATTGACCTTGAGTATATGATGTAGAGTTATAAGGTAAATTAACAGTGCCTGGTGGTCCACCTCCAAATCTTGCTCTTGATCCATAAGTGTTGTTAGTTGTACCTTGATAAAGTGTAAAAGCATTTGATGCTGGACTTTGGTATGGACCAGGTGAACCATTTAATCGAACCCACATAGAAGCATTATCACCTGGTGAATGTTGATAGGTTGGACCTTGTTGAGCAGTGGTCTGTTGTTGTTGTTGTTGAGAAAGATTGCCACCTTTACCTCCTCCTCCACCACCAGAGCCACCTCCACCTCCAGCTAGTAAACTTCCATTATTTACAAAAGTCACTGCTACAGAGGCTTTGAAAGCATCACCACCAGCAGATCCAGCAGACCCAGCACCACTATTAGCACTTCCACCTGATCCACCTGCTCCACCAGCACCCATGATAGTTCCATTATTTGTGATAGTAATTGTACCATCACCACCACTATCTGCCTCAAGAGCATATTCAGAAGTGTTGTTTGTTCCTAAAGTTACTGAAGCTGGAATGACTACATTTTTTGGATAGTCTACTCCATAATCTGTAGATCCAAACAAGTCAGATAAGTTTTGATCTGTAGCACCAGAGGAATATGTAAATGTAAAACTTTTAGCTTGATCGTAAAAATCACTTACATCTAAAGCACCACTTTCTGGAACACCTGCTGCATCATTTGTGGCAGGATTAGAGGGATGCTTTGCTCTAATGTTTGAGCCACCTCTGTAAAGATCGCCAAGACTGATGGCACTTGAACCACCAACAAATTCTGTTCTTAACGCTGAAAACGATAGAGATTGTCCAGAGCTTGGTATCGTCACCGATTAACCTCCGTTAATAATTTGTTGCTTAAGCTGTTTTAATTCATTGCTAAGTTCTTTGACTGCTTCCATCAAAACTGCTGTTAACTTACCGTAGTCTACAGATTTTGTTTGCATCTCATCATCTGCTGTTAACACTATTTCTGGTACAATAGTTTCCATATCTTGTGCTAGAACACCAACTTGAGTTTTAGCATTTTCAACATCGTTTCTTTTGTAATAAATACCTTGCATCCTCATAACTTTTTCTAAGGCATTATCAATAGGACTTATGTCTGTCTTTAATCTTTTATCAGAAAACGCAGTTACATCATTATTAAATGTTGCAGCACCTGCAGCAGACATATCTATTGTTAAAGCAGTTATTTCACTTGTTGAATCTTGTCCTTTAATAATAAAGTCTTTATCGTCAACATCTGTGGCTATTACAAAATCACTTGAGGAATTTATAAATTTTGCGATTGTTGTGCCACCATCCTTAAAAATAATGTCTGCACCATCTGCATCTAAAGTGATATCTCCAGCAGAATCAAGTGTAATAGGATTTGCTGCTATTGTTACTCCAGTTGTACCATCATGTGTTAATGTTACATCATTGTCAGCACCCATGTTTAATATAGCAGAATCTGAGGTTAAACTTAGATCGTCTTGAACTTTTAAATCAACTACTGATAAAGACGCAAAAGCATCAGCGACTGCTGCTCCACTTCCTGCACCATCTAAATAAACTGCTTTAGCATCTCCAGGAGGAATAGTTACATTAGCACCACTACCTTGTGATATAATTATATTTTGTGATCCACTTGTTCCGTTTTCAATAATATGCACTCTTTTCATCGTATTTGGACCGATAGTGATTGTGCATGCTGAATCTAATGTACCAGTATATTTAATATACATCGCTCTACCAGCATCACTAGCTCCATCTGCTATTGTACTTGTATGAGTATCAGCATTTGTCGTTATGGCTTCTGTGCCAAATCCAAGTGCTTCACCAATTAATTCTAAATTTGTATTTGTTGATGTACCCCAAGTTCCAGATTCGTCACCTGTGGCTATCTCTTTCAACCTTAAATTATTAACATATGTTGCCATTATGCGACCCTTTCAATCCAATTAGCCAATTGATCTGGCACAATTAAACTATAAACTTGCTCCTCGCCAGTAGAGACAGTAGCACTAACTCCTGTTAAAGATAACACACAAGACCCTATTTGTGCAACTCTATCTGAAGAAATATCTGATCCAAACAAATTATCGCCCTGTAATGATTGTGTAAGTGAGAAAGTTAATCCTGCTAATCCAGACACTACAGGACTTACATCAATGATTACTGTTTCATTACCTAATCCAGTTGTTCCGACAACAGTTGTAACAGGTGCTCCAGTTGTTGTTAATAGGTCATAAACAATTGGAGTGTTAGCAGTATAACCCATCAAATTGTGATTGTAACATTGGTAATGTAAAGTAGGTGCTTTTTCTGGAACAGTTATTAAAACATGCCTGTTTGTAGCTCCGTTAAAATTTGTATCATTTACATATTCACTCTGAGTAACTTCAACGTCATCTAAATAATAAGTTATACCATTGGAATATGCAGTGCTTTTAGCTGCATCTTCATAAAAATTAATCGGATGACCATCATTACTACTATGACTTTGATCCAATTTATAGGTGTTACGTTCATAAAGATCTAATTCAACGTCTGCTGTGGCAGTTGATCCGTCAATTGCATATTTATTTGTTGACCCTTGATTGTAATAAGGATGATTTGAAGGATTACCAGAAACAACTGTAACTGTATAAGTTATTGTTGTAGCAGAATATGCACTTATTAATATTGATGCAGAAACACCAGTAGCTGAAACAACTGCTCCTGCCGTTACGGACTCATCACCAAAACCTATTGTACCAGTTAATCCAGTTTCAACAACTCTAGCTCCAGCAGCAGCCAACACATCTCCAACTGCCGTTGTTCCTGCAACTCCAGTAACACTGAATGTACATGTTCCAGTAATTGTAGGAGTCTGAACAAGAGCTGATGCAACATTAGTAGCTGGTGTTATGGTTTGCCCAACATCAGCAAATACACCACCACCCCATATGTGATCACCCCAAGCAGAGCTACCCCAACCAGATAAAAATCCAATTGTGGCTTCAAAACCAGTAACAGTTACACTTATAGGAATTGAAGCTACAGCGTTGCCAACAGACCCAGTGCTAGAAATTCCACTAACTGTTGTAACGTGCACACTGCTGGCTAACACAGTGCCTATAGATCCAGTTGCTTGTAAACCAGTTTCTACTACTGTAGATCCAGCAGTAGTGCCTTCATCACCAACGGCTGTCGTACCAGCAACACCAGTAACGGCAAAAGAGGTGTTACCAATGCCACCCCATCCAACAGCACCCCAAGTGCCTTGTCCCCAGCCGTTAGCCATAGAACCTCACAATTGTTCGGTTAAGCTATACGAATAATAGCGTTAGAAGCGTCAGCAGTTGGAAATTGAATTGTAAATGTACCAGATGTTGAAGTCTTGTTAGATGTAAAATCTAATACACAAACAGCTTTGTTACTATCGGAACTATTGTAAATTAAAGCTCCCATTGCAGTAATTGTTGCAGTTGTAAAACTTAAATCTGCAAAATCTGTGAACGCAGTAGTACCAGATGTAGTTGGATCTACTCTTGTTAAACTTGCTCCACCTGTTGTATATGAACCACTTGAGGTTACTTCACCAGTTGTAACAAGTGCAGTTGTTGCTGCACCTAATGTTGCAGTTGTTGATGATTTAGCTCCAGTGCCTTCTGCAAAAAGTGCTAACTTAAAATCATCACCACCAGAGTTTTTAAAATTGTGTACACCTTCTAATAACTCTTTTTTGAAGGAAGTACACATTGCTTGTGCTATAGCCATATTAGAGTCTCCTTATATATTCAGCCGTTTCCTTTTGACCACTTGATCTCAAGGCTTGAATTATAGTACCACGCTCTTCTCTTCTTGCCAATAGAAGATAATGATACAACACTTTTTTAAGATGCTCTCTAAATTGATTAGCTTGTTGTCTTATATGTGGTGGTGCTTGATCAGAAATACTAACTATTTTATCAACAGCTAAATCTGAAATCTGTTCATTGCTTAATCCACCTTGATCTGAAGTCTTAACATTTACACTTCCTACTTCCGAAACACTTACGTTAAACATTTTTTTTCTCCTCATATGTTACACCTGGAATATCTTCTCTACCAATTATGTTAGGCGTTGCATCCAATGGTTCTGGTGGTTCTAATTTTGATTTTTTTGTAATTAACATACTACCTTGTGTTGTAGTAGAAACAAGTGGATCATCAAGTCTATGATAGCCATACAGTTTTTGATCCTCTGAAACATTAGTATCTAATAAAGAAGAATTATTTGCTATGTGTAACTTTATTCCCTTTGATACTGCAATTGCCAACCAAAATTCACAACAAGCTCTACCTGCTTCTGCAAAGTTAACTGCCTTGTGTGTAAAATCTATACCGTATAAATGCAAATCAGAGACTTCTTCTGCCACTGCATAAGCAAGTGCATAAGCAACCGTATTGTTAAGATAAGCATATTTAGTTTTTTTAAGCACCTTTTGTAGAGGATATTCTACAACATCAGGACATCTCTCATCTAATGTACAAGAAAAAATAGGTACATTGAGTTTAACTTTTAATCTATCTGACATTATATTAGTTTGCTTTCCTGCATTAGGTGTGTCAAGAAATCTTGATGGAGGGTCCATCATAAAACACTTGTCATGGTATATTACACCTGACATTGCATTAATAGCCCATACCTCATCAAATTTTTCACTTCTAATTTTGGCTAATATATATTCTGAAAAACTATTGCCAAGACCAACAATAGCTATGCTTTTGTTTTTCATTTTTGCTACCTTTATTGTTTTGGAATCCTAACTAATCCCTCTCTATATGCATCTGTATTTTCTTGTGCCTCACCATATATCTTTAGTCTGCTCATGGCTTCAGTAAATCTTGCAGTATATAATTGAATTAAATCTGACTCACCTTTCATAAAAGTATATGCTTCAATTAAACTAGCATATAATAAAGCATCAGGAGCATTAGTGCTTATCCAAGTGCTGCCTGAGTCATCCGTTGTAAGCGATGCAGGTCTATAATAGTAATGCAATTCCACTGCATAGCTAGAATCTGGAGTTGGAGCCACAATAAAATTATCGACATCAAAAGATGAATAAAATCTGGGAGTACCTGTGGTTGCAGGATTTGGTGTAAACTCTTGTATGAAATTAACATCTTTTTGTAAAAGAAAAATATTTGTACTGTCTTTTACAAAAGATAATGAAAAAGTTGCAAGATAATCAGAGGGCTTCTGCAAAAATTTATTACTAGCTGTCATCGTTCCAGTAGCGTTTTTTCTAAAGTAATCTAAATCAACAACTTTAAAAATTCTTTCTTCAGCATTTTTAATAAAAAAAGGTATTTCAGCTACAAATACAGACTCATCGTTTTGAGTCCATTCTTTAATAGAATTTGTTAAAGTTGTTAATGTAAAACTCATGTTATGCTCACTGTAACTGTACCAACCGAAGCTGTAGCACTAAAACTTGTTAATAAACTTCCTAAGTTACCTAATCCAGTATTAGTATAAACTATAAACTTTTTATTGTCATCCTCCACATCTGGTCTAGCATCTCTTATTGCTTCAAGATCAGTTCTTATTCTTGGTGGTGTTAGTTGTGGATGTTTTTCTTCATATTCGTCATATCCAACAATGCTACCATTCCATTCTTTTCTCATATCTTTAATACGATAACGAAATCCAGACCTGTCAGATATCCTATAAGCATATTTACCTTTAGCAAAAGCCATTAGCCAACCTTATAGTAATCAAGTTTTGGAGTAATACTAAAAGAAGATCTATCTCTATCTTCGCCTATTGCTCTCTCAAACTCCTCTTCATACACAGTTTTGAGTAATTGTATTCTGTCAGGAGCTCTTTTCATTGCAATATAATATGCAAGTCCAGCAGTTAAACACGGAAAAAATCTAAATGGTATCTCAAGTGTGTTAACTTGTGTGTCTGCATCCTGCATTCTAGTTAAAGCATCATAAACCAAAACATCTGTGCTATTTTCTGGTGTAGGATAGAGTTTTAAATTAGGTGTTATTTGTCTATCAAGAAAATATTGTGTTGGTCTACCAGTAGTTGATTTAGTTGGAATGTTAATGTAAGTGTCCCTACTAATTCTACTCATGCTAAAATCAGTTCCACTTCTTCTGACAACAACAGATAGGACATCAATAATGTCAGTATTGAAACTGTATTCAGTTGTTCCTGATGTTAAAGCTTGAGTTCTTTGTTCGATGGTCCATTGATTCAAGCCACGATTTGCCCATTCAGCTAACATGATGTTCATTGAACGTCTAGCTGTTTGCAAATCGTAGCCTGTTCTAGCTTGTAAACCACATCTCTCAAAAGCCTCTTCAATGTACTCTGCTACATCTAACTCAAAGTTTGTGGAACTTGAGGTTGTCATTAGGCTTTACCACCTTTTTTCATTTTTTTAGCCATGCCACCACCACGCATCTTTTTCGCAGCCATGCCACCACCTCTCATTTTTTTTGCTTTTGCTTCGCCACCCATCATCATTTTAGC